AACTGTCGACCCGGTATCATCGACCCAAAGGTTGGAACCAACATCCAACGTGTGAATGGGTTCTGTATTTGATATTCCTACGTTACCTGTGGTTATTAATCCATTTTCTCCTTCAAAGACGATTGTACTCGTAAAAGTATTCCCAATGTTTGCATAAAAGTCTACGACTTTTGCGATAATATTTGGTTCATCTATATTTGTATTTAAAATCTCCTTGGTAGTCGGATCATAACCCAAAATTTTTGTGTTACCACCAGGTACTGTTCGAAGTGGTGTCATATATAATGATCCTGGTGTCTGAGCTGATATTGGAGCATTCGAAGCATTGATCACAATTGTATTATCGGCCTGATCGTCAGTTGCGTGTCTCCCCAATCTGACCTTGGTCGATCGATCAATAGTGCTCAAGTTCTTCACCATTTATATAAGTCTGCATTTTAATTGGCATAGAGCAGACCTGCTACCCCATTTGATATCTTGAGTATGTTATAGTTGACTGCGTAAATGGGGTCTTTTATAGGTAGGGTTTCGCTAAATATTTGCGCGCTATCTAGGCGACTAAAATTCAATGTACCGGTTGGTTGCATCAAACTCGTCGTTAAACAGAAGCAAAATAAGAAAAAGTCTGGCGACGTCACAAAGTTTGTGTGATAATAGTTCATGACTTCGATAAAATGTGGGCGAGCCCATTTGTATCCATCAATGTCGACACCGTTAATTGTTACCTTGACCTTGTTATCATAAGATGTTAACGCACTATAATCACTTGTATTTGAACTTGCAATATATTTGACTGGGTGATTGAAGTGAAGTTCTTGGATGTGTTCATTACTTGGAATATTCTTTTGGACCTGGAAGATCAGCATTTCGTGGTCACGTGTCGCGACAGCACCTCGTTCTTCGTTGTCGAGATAGTAGTAATTACTGTATGCCGACCACTTATAGTTTTCGGCATCTGGACCCCAGTGAATACGAATTTCCACATTGTGATAGTTCAACGCCACCAATGGGAGAGCATTTTGAGGACTTTCACAAAAGAAGAAACGAAGTGGGTAAAAGTAAGAACGAGCACTCGACCCTGGGTGAGGACCATTGGAACTCTTGGATACATTGTTTGCAAAAGTATCTATGGCAATCTTTTCCGTAAATGTGGAGTCCTGGGTATCAATAACCTGACCACCAATTAAAAGTTCGACATAGTCAATAAGGCGTGACCAGTCTGGATGATCTAACGCTGCGTTATTATCATCAATCGTGAAGTAGGTGTACCCCAAAAGGTCACCTGTTTTTTCGAATCGAATCGTAGACATGGAATTACCATTCACAGCCCCCTGTATCGTTTGTTTTTCGACGGTCTGTGAAAAGTTGGAATGTCTTTTGAACGTCGAACTGAAGAAAGAAATTTCTGGCTTTCCCATAATATGTTCATCTTGTGCACCAATGGCGATGAGCTTCACAACACCGGATGACATATTTACAATAAGGAAAGGTTTAATTTAAGTTCGACTTTCTGCAAATGAATCTAAGCACCAAAAAGTTATTACCTGTAGACGATGTAATCAAATCGCCGTTCTCATCTCTAATATTAACAGTGAGACGATCCAATTTGGAAATGGGGTCCAAATATTGTTGAGCGACCACATATTCATCCTTAAAAGAGATGACTTGGTTACCAGAAGTCGCTGTCGTATTACTCACCAAAGACGCGAACGAATTTCTCAAAACGGAGAGGCCTGGTTGCGAGGACGTAGACAATGGTGGATCCTTTGTCGTTCGGTCGGCAAAATTACTATCGAGTTCATCGATTGAAACATAACAATGTTCTGTACTGTACACCGTATTGATTCGAGCTCCGAGAAGTTGAGCCTGAACAACATTACGAAGGGGTGTGTTAAGATAGGCAGTGAATGAGTTTGCACTCGCCTGTCCAATCGTGTCCACCGTAATCGTGTGGTACTCATAATCAAAATCCGGATACCCGAATGTAACAGACGGCATTTACATTAAACTTAGATTAAAGATCCGCCAATTCCACCAACGATGGCATAGTTGGCCTGATCACGCACAAGCTGTTCAGACTTGCAAAGACCACCCGGAGTCAAAGCCTTCGTATACGTGCTTCCTTCTTTTGTGTGACCTGGGGCACATTCGAGCTTGTGTTCGAGATCGAACAAAGAATCTTCATTGATCGCTTCAATTTCGATCGGTCTGGGTTGGTAGTAGCTGATGGCCACGCGTTGGATCAGATACAAAATCGCAACAAGGCTGATCACAATCAGGGTGATATTGCGGTTGAACTTCATTTACTAGTACCTGATATTTTTTATAAAGTGCGTTAAAGGTAGTAGTTTAGTTTCATTATAAAGAGTAGATGGACGAAGAGATTATCCTCGATCGCGGTGACACTGAAATCCTGAAGCTCGATGAAGACGAACAGGCCCTGATGGATGAAATTCAGATTTCAACATCAAAGCCACAGCCCAGGCCTCGTCGACCAACGACAACGCCCAGGCCTCGACCAATGATGCAACAACAAGAAGAGATTGATGCGTTTGCTAACCCAACTAAACAAACAGTGCAAGCGAATGCTCCATCTGAAGAAGTAGATTACGGCGAAGCCGAACCATATTTTGATGACGACGAAGAGGGTGATTATGGAGGTGGGGGTGGGTACGTAGAACAGCAGCCATCGAAGGGGTACGCATCGATCGACGAAGAAAAGGCGGACTTACTGAATAAACTTACTCGCCTTGAAAAGAAAGGTGTAAGCGTCAATAAACGCCTCAATATGTATTCGAGTGTGGATGACATTCGTACAGAAGTTAAGAGAATTACTTACGGTATTGAAGTCGATCAATCGATTAAGTTTTCGAGAAGAATGTTGGTGGCGTGTGTCACAGGTCTTGAGTTTTTGAACAAACGCTATAACCCCTTTGAGATTCAACTCGAAGGTTGGTCGGAATCAGTCATGGAAAGCGTCGAAGACTATGATGGTGTATTTGAAGAACTCTACGTCAAGTATAGAAACAAGGTGAATGTCGCACCGGAAGTCAAGCTCATCATGATGCTTGGTGGTTCGGCCATGATGTTCCACTTGACAAACAGTATGTTCAAGGCTGCGATTCCAAATATGAACGATGTCTTGAAGCAAAATCCGGATCTCGTCAAGAACATGATGTCCGCTGTTCAGAACACGACAACACAACAAGCTGCTGCTCCGGTGGCAACCGATGGTTCATATGAGATGCAAGGCCCGGGTATAGACATCTCCAGCTTGATGGGTGGTATCATGATGCCGCCACCACCACCGATGAATACATCGACCATCGTCCGCGAAGATCCTTTGCCTACAGTCGCCGAAGAAGATGACGTGTCTGATATTGTGTCTATCTCAGGAGAATCTACAGGTGGTGAACTTAAGGAAGTCAACGTGGGTACCAGTGGATCCAAGAGAGGTCGAAAAAAGAAGAAGACTGAAATTAATCTTTAGCTATAATATAAATGATAGGTTACTGTCCCATTGAGGAAGAACCGGTCGCTATGCCCAGACCACGACGGCGGGTTGTAGTGAATCAGAAAACCTCTGAAGACACAGAGTGCAACTATGTTGTCATGTTCTTCATCGTCGGTGTCCTCACACTGGCCTTGATGGACACACTGGAAAAGTAAAATTTTACTCTTTTTACAAAACACGAATAGAAAATTTTGTAAAAAGATTCTTTGGTGATATTAGAAGCATGGTTGGTATAGCTATAAATAGTGCTGCAAAATTACGAGAAATTGCCGATGCGTGTAAAGATTATAATCTTCCAGATAATTTATTATCATACAAAAATGTTTATTTTTCAGATAATTCCCGTGCCGGCGATGGTACTGTGAGTAATCCTATTAAAATGTCACAGTTTGCTGGTAAAAATGTTATGTATAAATCGACGGATGAGAGTGTGATCAGTGTTAATGCGGGATACGCTAACACATTTATGGGTTGGTCGTCAATGAAAACATCTCGTCACTGTAATTATCATGTGTCGTGCGCGCCACATAACGGTGAAGCGCCCGCACCCATTTTTGACCAATATGGAAACCAAAAGGGTGCGGTATCTCTTAATTACCAATGGTGGCAGCAACAAGGTGGAAAAAACTTGGCTATAACGGATGACGGTAATTATGTTATATACGGACTAGAAATTGTTTTTTATATTCCGTCAATTAACGCAAACCGAACAGATACTACATTTTATATATGTTATAGAAATTCTCCTAATGATAGTCTAAATTATTTTTTAAATACTTATACTAGTGCGGTTTCTAATTATATTACAGAGACTGGTGGTGCTTTGGGAGACCCAATATCCTACAATGGTTTATTATATATACCATCGAGATTTAAAAAACAAAATAATATTCAATACTGTAGACTTTGGGTATTTGATAAAAACACTCTATCATACCCGCATTTTATAGATTTCGTGGGTCAAGCGATACAAATCGCCGATGATACAAGTAGAATCGCAGTTACTGACAGGGGTACTGTATGGATTTATACATACGATGGAGCGGCGACGGCGGCGACGGAGACGACATTCACTGGTGGGGGTGAGGATATATACATAGATGGTACTTGTTCAACTGTGCTTTCTGGTACAGATGTATGGCATCGCAATGGTACGTCATGGTCAAAAGCTGATACATCAGAAATTGTTAGCAATCAAGGAAACGTTTTTCCTTTCAATAGACGCATATCAGGTGACGGTCTTTTGATAGCTGTAGCCGTAAATAAAAGTTATCCTTCTTATGGATTGAACCCGAATCCTAGAGTTTTTCAATATTCACCATATAAAAATAAATGGTATTATCTTCTTGAAGCCAATAATCTAAGTAATTTAAGAGATCCTTATGGCTTAAATCTTGGACTGGGATTTTGGGGTAGTATAGGTATTTCTAGTGGTGGGAAATTATTTATACAAGAAGATGGCTATACGAATAGTCCACCAGATACTTTAAGAACATATATAAGTTTAAAAAACTAATTATTTTTTTTAGATAATTCCTTGATAGCTTCAACAAGTAACGCAATAACACTATTATAAGATACGGCATACATCCCATTATCTTTTGTGCATACGGCTTCGGGTAAAATTTGTATTAGTTCCTGTGCTATGAGACCACTTTTTCTCTGACCATCCATTGTATATGTATACCCTCTTATTTTTTGTATTTTATCCAATGGTGAATCTATAATATTCAAGTTAGATTTAAGTCTTAAATCCGATGAGACAACTACGTCTGTTCCAGCTGTAATAGTGCCACCGCAATTTATGGTACCAAATGAACCGGTCGTACCAGTCGCATTACCGGATAGTTTTCCGCTGAAAGTGCTGGCAGTTATTGTCTCGGCACTAAAATTACCTTCACCATTTCTGGCTACAACCTTATTAGCGGTGTTGTTTGAAGTTGCGTCAACATCCCACGTCTGTGCAGTTGATCCATCGAAAGAGGAACCGGTTAGATAGTCACCGGCTGAGATAGACGTGTTTACTTTAGTGGCTGACGATGCGTTTCCGCTCACATTACCACTGAAACTGGTGGCGGTTACGGTCCCACCGCAGTTCAAAGTGGCAAACGACCCGGTTGTACCCTTTGCATCACCAAGGAATGAACTCGCAGTAACGTTTCCACCTGAGTTTATGGTACCAAAC